GCCACCAGCACCGGCACGAGGACAACCATCAATGATAGTATCACCGCCGTCGAGAATTACGTGCGGGAGGCCACGTCGGGCTCTTTCCCCGACCTCATACGGAGCTGGGATAACACCCTGCCCACCGACAACAACATATTCAGCGCGCGGCGTACCCTCAAAGAGGCGCTCAGCCGCCTGCGACCCGACACGGCACAAGGGAAAATCACCTTCGCGAAAGGACTGGACATCGGAGTTTACTCCTCCCTCGTAAGCGGCGGGACGTTCCGCACCGATGAACAGGGCAACACCTACATCGAGGCGGACAACATCTTTATCCGAAAGAAAGCGACGATACAGGAGACGCAGGTCAACCGCGTCACCCATATCGCCGGGGAGTATATCGTCAGCTCCGCCTCCTTTGGTAACCTTTTCCGGGTAGAGGAGTTCGAGACGCATTACCGCTGTTATGCAGACGACGGGAGTGTCGCCCCCGAAAACGGCTTCATCGTGGGGGATATGGCTATCTGCCGGGCGGTCGACCGGACGGCGGCCTTGAAGCCCCGCTACTACTGGCGCAAGGTGGTCGGGGTCGGCGACAACTACGTCGACCTTTCCAAGACGGACGCCGACGCCGGTTCGGATATCCCCGTAGTCGGGGATGCCCTTATCCAGCTGGGGTACGACCCAGTGGTGGGCGGCAGCGAGGAGCCCGGGCGACAGAACGCCGTCATCATCTCCTCCGTCGCCATCGATTCGCCCAGCGTCAAGCTGTTGCAGGGTATCGACTCCTACACCCTGCAAGGGAAAGATATCATCGGTCAGGGGTTCGACAAGACCACCGCCCGGGCTTTCCTCAAAGTCCTCGGCGACTTTGCCGTCGGTGTCCCCGAACAAAACACCTATCTGGTCTACGACTCGGTGAATAAGGTGCTACGAATTAAGGGCAAATTCATTACCGAGCACTACGACGACCTCGACAAGGCCCTCGAAGAGCGCGAATACCTCAAAGAAGCCTTCCGTAACGACACCGCCATCGACGGGGGTGTCATCGCCACGAGCCTCGTGCAGCTCGGCTACCGTACTCCCGAAGGGGAGTATGTCGTCATGAGCGGGGTGAGCGGTCTCGACCGGGGAGCCGGCAGTATCTCCTACTGGGCGGGCGGAGAGCCCGTGGATCGCTTTACCTACGACGAGGAATCCGGGAAATACGTCGAAAAGGAGGGCCTTGCCGGCAACGAGGCCACGGCCCTGATCCGCATGGACGGCACGGGCTATCTGGCCGCCGGCAATATCCGGTGGGACAAGAAAGGAAAAATCGACACCAACCTCGGGGCATTCTATTTCGGCGACAAACTCATCGACGCCTATCTCAACATCTTTCAGCTTAATGAAGATTCGGAGAGCGGGAAACTGCTCGATGTCACGCCCCTCGTGCCCATGACCGACATCGATGTCAACCATAGTGTCACCATCGGCGGGGCGACGCTGGTATGGGACGCCGCCAATAAGGCCATTAAAGTGTACGACTCGAAAAACGGGGAACCGATAAGCCTCTATACCACCGGGAGCCTCTCGGCTCTCGGTCTCGGCAACCTCGAAGGGGGCGGTGGTGGCGAAGGAGGGCTCATCAAGCTCGTTCATGGGTTCGACGATCTGGGCGGCGCATTCGACAACGCCA